TTATTAATATTTTCTTTATGGTTATTCTTATTATTAGGAAGTGAAAAAAAACCGATACTTGCATTATTACAGTTACTTGTGGGTATTCCTTTAGGTTCTTTATGTTTAACAATCGCTTACTTTGGCACGATAACTTATGGCTATTTAATAGGCATAGTTATTATATGCGTCAGTGGATTGGTTGCATTTTTAGAGTTAAAAAGATAATTTAAAGAGTTGAAAACAATATGAAAATAAACAAAGTTAAAGATATAAGTAAAAATGCAAAGAAAAGTAAAGTCAAAGTAGATGTAAAAATAGATAATTACGAATACAAACTTAAATCAAAAGGGAATAATTTTTTAGCATTGATACTTCGTAAAAATAAAAGTGCGATGTTGTGTTATATACCTATGAAATGCAAAAGTTTTTCTATCGAAGGGAATACATATTTTAGTGTTCAATCTGGCGTTTATGTTATTCCAAAAAATACTCTTTTATGTGTATATTTAGAAGGTTGCGTATTACCAATTGAACATTCATATATAAAATATGAAAAACAACTTATTCTTTTAACTAATAAATTTGGTAAACCAATTACAGATATAGATGAAACGGTAGACAAAAATCTTTTAAATGATTTACCAAAAGATAATAATGGTAACTATTTAAAAGATAAAAAAGGTCATATAGTTAAAAAGGTATTGCAAAAAATAAAAGGGTTAGAGTTTGATAGTACAATTGCTGATTCAATATATAGTAGTGGTTTAATAGAAAAGGTTGCACATCCTGGAAAATTAGATGTATTGTATTTTGTTACTTTTTTATTTACACTATTTACCTTAATAGGTGTTTGTATTGTTGGAATAATATCTTATTTTAGGGTATAATTTATGTCGGTTATAGAAAGTGAATTAATAAGTGCTGACGTGCAAAAATCCGAGCATGGCGAAACGTTAGAGCATTTAACAAACGATAAAAACTTTCAAAAGAAAACTGTATTAATGAGTGTTAGTCAAGCGATGGCGTTTAGTTCTCTTTATAGTATCGCAGAAGAAAATAATATAGTTTTTCTTCGTGAGTGGCTTAAAAATAGTGCCGATTGGTTACTTTCTGTTCAGGGCAAAGGAAGGAACGATATAGTAGAAGTTAGTAAATTTAAAGGTGAAAAGACCATGTCATGGGGTGATAAAATAAGCGAAATGTTGCATAGGTAGGTTTTATAATGGGTTTCTTTGACGGATTTAGTAAAGTAATAGATGGAATAAAATCCATTTTCGGTGGAATGGGGCAATGGCTATTTAATAAAGTGATAAAATGAATAAACAAAAATGTATTCAATTATTTAAAGATAAGTTCAAACAACTTTCAGACAAAGATTTTAAGTTAATCTTATATAGAAATCCATTTGAGTTTGTGTGGTTTCAATTAGAATATGTTAACCCTAATCATAAAATAAATATATATGGTATACCAAAACGTAAATTAAGAAAAGAAAATTATCTTAAATATTATAAGGTTGGTAGGATTATTTTATCTGCATATCTACCAATTTATTTAGTATTCAATTTAAACTTATTAGATGTCTTATTACCAGGTATTTTAATGACATGGCTTACGATTAAACTTATGTTTTTTGTTATTGAACAGGAGTTTATTTATAATGCTAATAGGAATAGAAGGAGAACTTGGCGGTGGAAAAACAATATTATTAGTCAAATTTCTTAAAGAAGAACAGCAAAAAGGAAGGAAAATATATACTAATCTAACACTAAATAATATTGATTATACGCCTATTGATATAATGGAGTTTTTAACAAACAATCCAGAATTAAACAATGCGGTTCTTGGTATTGACGAATTAACCGTTTATGTGGATTGCCGTTTATCCATGTCAAAAGCTAACCGTTTTTTTAGTTATCTAGTTTTACAATCCAGAAAACGTAATGTAGATATTTATTTCACTACTCAAAATATGGATATGATTGATAAAAGGATTGTAGAGCATACGCTTATACAGATAATGTGCGAAAAGATACACGTTGAAAATATGGATAGCGATAATATAAGAAAGTATACGTTTTTTGATTTTAGGCATATAAGAAAACCAAAAATAATAAGAAAGTATCTAGATATATCATATTATTATCCGTATTATGACACAAATCAAATTATCACACCGTTATATGAAGATGTTAAACCGAAATCAAAATGAGATAATACTATTATTATCATTTATCTTTATTTTGTTATGGGCTATATTTTATTTTGGTTATACATTACCGTATGAAATAAGAGAAACGCAATTATCAGAAAGTACACCAATACCATTTTATACTATGAATCAAATGTTAAAACCACATGATTTTATTTATGGTTTGCATTTAGATTTCTGTATGTTATCAGTAGTTATGATTGTTTTATATTTGGATATAATTCCTATAAATTTTAAGTACACGAAAATAATAAAAAAGTTTTATGTTATGTTTTTAACAAACAAAAAGTTTAGATATTTTATAAGTTATTCCAGTATATTTATTATACTGTTTGTTTTTTTAAGATTAATATAAAAAAGATGGGGAATTAATCCCCAACGTTAAAAGATGTTTCAGGTTCTACTTTTCTACTTAACCTTTGATTCATTTTTACTATTTGGTCTGCAAGATAGTCTGTTAGTTTTTGTATTTGTTCTGGCGTATATGAATATGTACGACCTTTTGCACATTTTCCAATAAGTTTTATTTGTCTGTCTATGATTGCAACACGTTTATTTACGGTTTCGTTAAAGTGTTTCTTTTTGTCTGCGTCTACCCATATTTTTTTATTTCTTTGTGTTTTCATTTTTTCACCTATTGTTATTTAATCAGAAGTGACAATATATGAATTGCAATCTTCACAAAAATATTCTGTCATAAACGAATGTTTTTGTGTTATCTTCATTGGTTTTTTACATACATCACAAATCATTTAGTCACTTCCTATAATATACTATATGTCGTTTCTAGTATATAAATGTTTCGTGTAAAAATGGCTATTTTGCTATATTTTAGATATTAATATAGTAATAAATGCACATACAAAAAAACCAATCCAAAACTCATAATGTTTTCTACTAAAGCGATAGAATCGTATAAACCATTTTTCAACATTACTGTCTAAATGTATTAATTCTTTTCTTTTATCAATCCATTTATCCTGTTTAGTCATTTTAACACCAATAAAGAAAAAAAATTAGATAACGATTTTAAAAAAACCGTTATCGTCTAATAAAACTTCTACCTCTAAACCTTTTTTAGGCACTGTTTTATATTTCTGTTCAAATGCGTATAAGTTACTTTTTGTTATTCCTCTAATATCTGGCAATGAGAAAAACTCATTGAATACTTCACCGTTTGGTGAGTTTATTTTTACTGTAACACTATATCCTTTTCTGTTGTCATAATTTGTATTTTTAAAGTATGTATTGCTATCTGTGGGTTTCACTTCTGTTATTATTCCCGTCCATCCTTCGTCTAATGCGTTTTTCAATTGCGTGTATTTTTCTTCTAATTCCGTTTGTTTTTCTTTATTCATTTATTCAACTCCTTATTTAATATTACCAATCATAATATTTTCTAATAATAGGAATCATAGCCCAAAACACAAAAAAATCTACTATCTCTTGTATCATTTTCCTTTCACCTTTACCTTACAAGGTACTTCCTACCCAACATAACGCCATAAGAGATGAACCAAGCAATCCCCAAATACCCATATTTTCTAAGTCATCAACCCAACTATGTCCACATTCACTACATCTTTTCATTTTACTTTCACCTTAAATTCTTTTCTAAATATCTATTAATCTTTTTTATTTTAAATAATCCTTTTACTAATTCAATACATTTATCTTTATGGTTTTCGTATAGATGTATTGCCAGTTCATCAGTATCTTTTATTGTTATATTGCAATATTGACATTTCATAATATCAACTCCATAAAAAAATAGATACAACATATTATAAATAAACTACTTCCTATTAATAAGATTAAACCTTTTGATATATCTTTATATGCTTGTTTTTTTGTATATTCTTTTTCGTATTCTCTAATAATAAACAACACCTACTTTTAATTTTCCTTTTTTTATTAGTTTTATAATTTGCTTATCTAACTTATCTTTATTATTTAGTAATTGTTTCGTTTTCGATATATTTCTTTCCAAAGTGTAAATACATTTCACCCCGTTTTGATTGATGACTTTTCTTATCTATAAATTCTTTCTCATGATTAAATATACCGTTACAATATGGGCAATATATATTAATAAACTGGTTTTTAGATATTCTTTTATCTATTATTTTAGAAGTTCTAAATAAACCTTTACAATCATCACACACTCGCAACATTATTATTTAATTCTCCGTCTATACATTTTAACAGATATTTTTTTATTTTTTCGTTTATAGGTATAACCCTTAATCCATTTATAACCTTTATCGGCACTATATGGTGATGTGTCTTTTTTTACAGTACCATGTTTTTTTGTAATGTATTCCCATGCCAACTCCAATTGTAAATCTTTTGGTTCTAATCTAGTACCATCTTTTTTAACTCTAAAACCTCTTTGATACATTAATACTCTTAATTCTTTTTTTGTTTCCGGCTTAACATCACTCCATATATAATCTAAATTCTGTCTAAATGAATCATACTCTGGCGTATTAAGATTAATCATTTAAAACACTCCGTAAGATGCCGTTTTTATTTGATAGAAAGGATACAATTCTTATAAAGTTACCATTATCGAAATTAATATTATCTGTTATATTGAAATCCATTATTTCATTAAAGAAATTCTTATGAGATAAACTTTTTGAATAGATATTAAAAGATGACGCAATACTTCCTATTAATTCTTTATCTAATCCCATGCGTAACGTTGCATAACACCTTTTTTTACTATACGCAATAAACAAACTATCCATTTCTTTACAATCATTATATAATTTTTCTATTTCTTCCTTAGTCAGTTTATCCAAAGAAAATGCGTTATATCCATGTGTACTCTTTAGGATATATATTTTAGATAGTTTATGTTTAAATTGTATTCTTGATAATTCATACATAACTAACGTTAAATCATTTATATCATAATCAAAAAAAGGCAATTGATGACCGTTATCGCATAAGTTAGTTACACCAAAAGCCCGATATTTAAAATCATTTTTTATGGTCATCACCAAGTATTATTTTATTTATCTTATCAAGTTCCATAAATAACTCCTTTGACAATTTCTTAGTAGCCGACCAGGACTCCCTTATTATTTTAGTTTCCCAATCCGGTACTTTTAAACTATTTAATTTGTTATCTTGTGTTTCCATATTCTTTTCACTATATGCCCCGTTACTTATTAATATTTT